ATCTCCTGTTCGTCGCTGGCGGTGCGAGCGTTATGTTCAGTCCGCAGTCGCAGGATCTCGATATCGCGGTCAGAGATCCGGTCCTCTAGCTCTTGAATCCGGTCGGATTTAGTGGCTGACTCAGCTCGCAGCCGCTCAATCTCGCGTCTCAGGATTGGCACGCAGGTGCAGTGTCGTTCGTCACTCGGGCAGTCTTCTTCCATGACGTTCCGATGCAGGTCATTGATTTCTGACAGTCGCGTGCGATACTCCGCACACTCCATAGTCAGCAGCACAATTACCCGCTCCATCCGGTCGATTGAGTCATTCATACTCATCCCCTAATGAATCCACCATGATCATCACATGCCCAGGCTTGCACGGCTCAACCCTCCGAATCACCAACTCTGCGACCTGAGAATCGTCGGTCCAGACCCCACAATGCGTGAGCGAATCAAGCAAGGCTTTCAGCACATTGTCCAAATCGCGTTTTCTTTTATCTGGTGGCGCCGCGAGGATCGCGATTGCGACGTCGCCGGTCAAGCAAGGGGCACCTTTAAGCGCCGCGCGGACTTGCCTTCGGTACGCTCGACCCTTGGAACTGAGATACATTCCATACTGCCCTCTCAACCAGTAATGGTTGACCGAAGGTGGGTACGGGAGCGTCGCCGTAAAGACACTAGAACTCTTCATGGTTGTCCTCGCTAACGGGGTCTACGGTCCTGTTTTCTGGTGCAACCACCACGCCGCGTGAAATCTTCCACCCTCTCCGTCTGAGCCCATCGATCCATTCCCGAACCGTGCGCTGAGATTTGCCCAGTTTGTTTGCGAGATCATGCACTTTTGGTTCTTCGCCAAGTTCCTCCCGGCAATCATGCATTGCCTTTGCGAGGACCGCCTCGCGAATTAACGTATCATTAGCCTGCTGTTTCGGCCTCGTCAGTGGATCGTGGGGCTTGCTGCCGTCCAGGTCGCCCCTCGCATCAAGCTGATGCGTTGGATGTCTGAACCAGATTTTCTTAGGCTTGAACCACGCGAACTCGCGCATCGTTCCCTCGACCTGCCATGCTGTAGCTAATTGAGCGGCCTGCCGGGTGGGGTAAATGATCGGTGAGATACTCTCAAACTGCGACGGCAAGAGCCGTCTGGCCAGCGAGATCATGCGAGCATCGCTCATTAAGTCATCGCTAGTCGCATGGTCCCGCCACCCCGGAGACAGATCAGTGAGTTTCGCCGCCAGTAGCGAGCAGACCGCTTCATTTTCGAGTTTCGCCCGTAGTTCTGGAGGCACCTCCAGCTCGATCATGTCGAGTACTGCGTCCGGATCCCGTGCGAACACGCCCGACCCTGACGATCGGTCCATACTGCGCTTCTGCCCCTGAAGTCCTTTTGAATGATGATGACAGTAGATCACCGACGCGCGGAGATCGTGGCACAGCCGATCAAACTGGTTGCAGAAGTGCGCCATCTTGTCGGCCGCGTTTTCGTCGCCGGTGATGACTTTGTAGATGGGGTCTACGACAACCGCAGCATACTCCCCAGCGCGGACACGTCGCAGCAATTTCGGAGTCAGTTGATCGAGCGGGATGGCGCGACCGCGAAGATTCCAAATGGTGATGTTCCGCAGGTTGTCTGTCGGCCAGCCCATGGCACGGTACACTTGCGAGAATCGGTTCAGACAACTCGCGCGGTCCAGCTCGAGGTTGACGTACAGGACTCTGCCCTGGGAGATCGGCCACCCGATCCACGGTCGACCCTCCGCGATCGATATACACAGCTCGATGAGCAGGTACGATTTTCCGGCTTTCGATGAGCCTGACACGAGCAGTTTGTGTCCCTGTCGCAGGACACCGTCGATCAGGGGAGGCGCCAATGGGGGCAGACTGTTCCACACCGTGGCCAAGCACTCGGGATCCGGCAAGTCGTCGCTCACCGTATCGACCCACTGCTCCCATTCGTCCCAGGAGGATTTCCCGCTGTGCATCGCCACGATGTATTGCTTTTTGCCATCGCGCAAGACCCCCGGCATCCGGCTGTATCGCGATGGATTACCGTTCACCCGGTCTACGTTCAGCCCGTTCTTCTCGCAAACCTCGTAGAGCAGCTTGACTCGACGACGATATTCCTGAAGGTCGGGCGCGTTGATCTTCACGATAGCATGGAGTGATTTATTCCCAGAATGCACCATGCACGCCACGGGCAGCTCGAGCTTTTCGATGATCGCTCGCTGCTTGTCCGGTGGGAGATTTGCGTCGTCGCATTCAACGAGAGCGTGACGATAGTCGGTTACGTTTTCGTCCTTGACCCACTTCCCGTCCAACGGGTTAAATCGGATCCATGCACCGCACGATATGTCGTACGAGCCGAATGCACATTCGATAGGGTCTGTGGACTGGTAGCGTTGAAGTTCTTTCAGCAGGTGCCCTGATGTCAGGTGGCAGACCCCGCCGCGCGGATTGCCGTCGTCGTCGTGGGTCATGCAGAAGCCGACATGCTCATCCGGCGCGAACAAGAGTCGCAAATAGGTGGATATCTGATCCACGGGGTCCCACCTGTCCGGTTCTGACACGTCGACTGGCTGAATCCAGTCCACGTCGAGGATCCTATGCTCTGCGTCTTCGCTGATCACATCGTCCCAGCCCATGGCGCCATCGATTTTCACTTCGACCCTTGTCCACGAGATCGGGTCCCGTTGACCGAATGCGACCGCGTCGCTCCACGTTGTGCGGAACTTAACTTGCTCGCTAGGACTGCGATCGCGGACCAAGTGGTGTGCTAGGTCGCGTAGGGTGTCCGCTTCCGCGACGGTCAGGCTCCTTGAGGCCAGTAATCCACCCGTGAGTCGACCCAAGTCGCGGAGCGTGACGTGGGTCTGCCCCCGTACTATCCTGGCCGTTAGCTGTTGTTCAATATACTTTGCTGGTGTCATTGGCATCCTCTGGTAAATACGTGGCTGGCGTGATGCCGTACGGAACCCTCCAGTTCGCGGCGGCGATGGCTGTAATCATGCGGTTCGCGGCCTCGAACGACCACTGGCCAACGTGACGGAAGCCCTTCCGTTCGAGCAGTCGGATCTGTTTGGGTGTGGAAAGTCCAGAGTGGCGACGGACACGCAATCGGTCGAGTAATTTCGAGGCGAGCCCGGCATTAGGGACGCTCGAAGGGTCTAGCCCAGCCCGCTCAATCGCATCTAACTGTGCATCGGTCGCCGGAGACATTTCCCACCCAAACGACGGCTCATAGTCGATTAAATCTTCGGATGCAATCGACATGGAGTACTGGAGCGGGTCTACAAGCTTTCCTGTTCGCTTGCGGCACTCTTCGAGCCTTTTTGCCAACGCTGTTTCCCGCTCTTCGACGACGTTGCTCTCGGCCTGCTCCTGTAACTCCCCGAGGTCTTGCTCCTCACCAGACAGCTCGGATGCCCGGATCATCGCCTCGGCGATCTCCGGTGATTCGGCGACCAAATGAGCCGGTCGAACCAGATCATGCCTAGCAGAGTGCCACAGGAAGTCGAGTAGCAGCAAATTCTCCTTTTCGGGATGAATCCTAGTCCCTCGGCCGACCATCTGAGCGTAGAGCGACCGGATCTTCGTTGGGCGCAGGACACAGATCGCATCGACGGATGGGCAGTCCCAGCCTTCAGTCAGCAGCATTGCGTTGCATAACACACCTGGACCTCCACGGTCAAACGCTTGGAGGATATCGCTACGGTCTGGCGATTCCCCATTGACTTCAACCGAATTGATGCCGCGATTACGCAGCATTGCGTTGAATTTGCGTGAAGTTGCAATCAGTGGAAGGAACACGACCGTTTTCCGGCGGTCGGCATAGAGGGCAATTTCATCGGCTATCTGCTCTAGGTATGGGTCCAGTGCCGTCGCGATCCCCGTGAGCTGATAGTCTCCAGACTGCTGTCTCACACTGGACAGGTCCAGCTCGAGGGGTATCGTTTTGGCGACGATCGGGCACAGATACCCGTCCTTGATCGCGTCGGGAAGCAGGTACTCGTATGCCAGCGAGTCGAAGTATTGCCCAAGATTCTTCTTGTCACCTCGATCCGGCGTCGCGGTGACGCCTAAGACGTTGGCGCCGCAGAAATGATCGAGGATCCGCTGGTAGGTCTCGGCAAGAACATGATGCGCTTCGTCCACGATGATCGCCTGGAATCGATTGGGGTCAAATTTCGCAAGCCTTGACGGGCGCGTCATGGACTGTACCGACCCTACTGTAATTCGCTCCCACTCTTCCAGGCTGGAGCGGTCAGCTTTCTCGATGGAGCAGGCGAGCCCTGTAGCCTGCCTCATCTTGTCTCTCGATTGATCGAGCAGCTCAGCGCGGTGAGCGAGAATCAGCACTCGCCCACCGCGCCGGACCACCTCCTCGGCGACGAACGCGAACACGATCGTTTTGCCCGTGCCAGTCGGAAGGACTAACAGGATCCTTCTCCTGCCGGCACTCCATTCGGCCAGGATCGCGGCTTTCGCGGCAGCCTGATAGGGCCTGAGTTGCACCTAAAACCCTTCCGATTGCGCAGGTTGAGGAACTACCTTGATCGGGTCAAGAAACCGGATTTCGTTTTTCCTCACAGATTCCCCATTGGACCCGTTGGGCTTCCACTCGCCAATTGTCACTTTGCAATGACCCTTTGCCCCAACGACACGGGACCAATCTGCCGCCTTCGCGTCACCGTGCTTCCTTTGTCCGATCGATTTCAAGAATACACAAAGCAACCCCATCCGCGTCTTGTGCAGGTACAGCGTATGCCGCAGGTCGGAGTAAGTTCCCGGTGCATGGTACACCCTGACTTTCAGGATCGCCTTGGGGCAATCTGGAATCACACCGATTTGCTTATGCTGACCTCGCTGGAGATCGATGATCTCAAACGGATAGACCCCCTCAGGTATAAGTTGAAAATCGTCATCGTCTCCAGAAATCACATCGTCCCAACCCAGTGCTTCGTTCGCTTCCGTCATTGCGCAATCTCCTGTCGTACTTTGTTAACCATGTCTAACACTTTTGGCCAGTGCGCCACGAGTCTCCCAGACACCGTCTCTTCATCATATTTCTCTATCGGATAGTCGGCAGGGTAAATGCCACGCTTGCCGACCGCGAGCTGGATCTCCACGTAGCTCACTTTGTCACGCTCCATCAGCTGATACAGCGGTTCAAAGTAGCTCGGTCGTGCCGGATCCGGCTCCCCAGGAAGCTCAGGCTTCTGGCTGAAATCCCTAGCTGGTTCCTTGGGAGGATCGGCCGGTCGAACGCTAAGCGTGCCTGGATTCCGAAACAGGTGCTCAATCGATGCGTACTCGAGCGGCATCTCGTCTGGCAATCCGCACCGATTTTTAGCGTCCCAGCAAACGTGATGGGTCGAATACATGACCCGGTGCCCACCTGTTGCTCTGGTTTTGGCTCCTTTCTCTTTCACAACGTACGTCTTGTAGTTCAGAAACAGCATGGTGCGCGCCCATTCCTTGGTCGCAGCAGCAGTCTTCTTCTCGAGCTTTAGCTCATACCTATCGAACGATCCATCCTGATCAGGCAGACTAAACGATCGCATTTTCGTATGCGCGAGCAGGCAGACGTGCATGCCCTTTCGCGCCACGCGACTAAGCAGATCCAGCCAGCGGCACCACTCCTGCTCGAGCAGGTTGTACGACCGCCCGTAGTCGTCCTGCCCCCCAAGAGCCGACAGGTGGTGTCCTGCGCAGACATGCGTGATCGCCAGCTTTTCGCACCAGTCAGCGGTATCGATGATTAAAGAGGCAAAGCCCTGTGACGATTTCGCGAATTCCGCCGTCAGATCTAAAAGCGCCTGCCAAGATTTCGGGGGATGAGATACGCGGACAACATCGAGATCCG